CCAATTCCAGCTCCAGCAGCAGCAAAACGCGGTCATCGGCCGCGTCGGTTCGCAGCCCGCCTTGCAGCAGATGCAGCAGGAGCAGCAGCTCGGCATGACCGCCCAACCCGCCGCCTAACTCCATGACTCCCAACGTCCAAGTTCGCAATATCGCCGGCCTGAATATCCCGCAGCATGACTATGTGGCGCTGACTTATGTCGGCTCCACCAACAATCTCGACACGGTCACTTACAAGGAGGGCGGCAGCGGCGGGCAGACCGTGGCCACTTTGACTTTTACCTACGTCGGCGGGACGCCGGGCGTGGATGACGCTGACATTGCCACCGTGACACGCACCTAATGCCTCTCAAATTCAATCCTTTTTCCGGCAGTTTTGACTTCACCGGCGCCAGCGGCGGCGGGGGATCGTCGTATCTGGATGGCGAGGTGCAAAATTTCAGCGCGCTGCCAACGGCAAATCCTCCGGCCGTGGACAGTGCTTATCTGGTGCGCGAGGCCGAGGGCACTTGGCTGATCAACCGCAAGCCGGCGGGCATTTACATTCGCGTAGCTACAACTGGCACGCGGGCAACAGACTGGAGCTATGCCGGTGCGTTCCCCGACGTATTTAACGACGCCAACTTCCTGCTTTATGACAACGGCGACAGCAGCAAAAATTTAGCCTTCCAGCTTTCCGGCATCACCACCGGCACCACCCGCACGCTGACCGCGCCGGACGCGAGCGGCACGCTGCCGCTTTTGGAAACCGCCAACACGTTTACGCAAAATCAAACCCTCAACGGCACCAATTCCACCGCGCCAAACCAAACGGCGGCGAGCGGGTCGAGTCTTATGACGCGCGATCTTGGCGATGCGCGGTTTGCACCACTCGCTCAATACGCCGTCACAACGGCATCCATCGGGTCGGCCAATAACGATGTTTTAACCGACCGATTGACTCTTAGCATTTCCGCCACCGGCGATTATTTGCTAAACTTTGGCTTTCGCTTAAGCGGTGCGCTGCCTCAGTTTCGCCTCAATTTTACAGGAACCGCGGACCGGGAAGCATGCGCGTCTTTTACAAGCAACGGAGACGCAGGCCCGACTTACCGGGCAACCATATTAAACCGCACTTTTAACAGTATCTACAACAGCGGGGGCATGGCAAAATTTCGCGTCACCGCGACAGGGACTCTTAGCATACAACACGCCCAATTAACGTCGAGCGGGTCGGCCTGCGATTTACAAGCCGGTGCATTTTTACACCTCACAAAAATAGCATGACCCTCCGCCTCGCCAATAACGCCTTGACCCGCTACGTCATACGCAGCGGATACGCCGCAGCCGAGCCGGTGTCGCTGGTCGGCGCTCTCGGCGAAGTCGCCGCGCACCTTCTCGCATGGCTCGGCGCACAACTCGCCACCGGCGAAACGATGGCCGATGTGGTCCTTGAGTGCGGAGGTCAAGTGCCGACGGCCTACGAGACTCAGCAAGACGAGGAAGGCAACGAGATCCAAGTGGCGACAGCTTTCCGGCCAACCATTAACGCCGCCGTGTCCGTCACCGCATCGCTCGGCTCGCGCACGTTCGTCGTTTGCAGCGAGAGCCTGCCGGACGAGTTGCGGGACGGGTTGGTTCAAACATGGGAGGCATTGCAATGAGAACGGTCACTTTACAATCTATACTTCTGCGTGCCTGGCAGCGGGCGGGCAATGACGGCTCGGATATTTCCAATATTCCCACCGGCTCCCGCACCATGATGGTCGCCGCCGCCAATGAGCGCATTGCCGACTGCTGGGAATGGACCGATTGGCCGGAGCTGTGCCGCGTCGAATCCCGCACGGTGCAGGGCGACACGACGAACGGCTACTATATTGACTATGCTCAGGTGGGCGAGACGGCGATGGGCGAGGTGTTTGCCGTGCTGCGCGACAACCCGGCGACGCATGTGGCACCGCGGGAGATCCCCTACACGCTCCTCGGTGATGCCATCCGCTTCCCCGAAGCGACCAGCCTGCCGACGACGGTGTATGTGCGCTACCGCATCCGCCCAGAGACTTACACGACAAGCAACCTCACGGCGACCGTGCCCGCCGTTCTCGCCAAAGCCGTTGCCTATCTGCTCACCGGCGACCTCTTAGAAGAAGACGGGCAGATGGATAAGGCCATGCTCATGGAGCAAAAGGCCGAATCCGAGCTGATCAGCCAGCGCGACAAATACGTCTTCCAGCAAAACCAACCGACGATGTGGACCGCCCGCGTCAACCAATACTAAAATTATGCACCCTAACGTCAGAACCACCAACCGCCAATCGGGCGCCGTCAGCATCGCCGACACCAACGCCGTGAGCGGTGAATTTGTCAGCATCGACGTGATGACCGACACCAAGTTCCACACGCTCACCGGCAACTTGAGCGGCGCGGCCAACGCCACCGAAGGCAGCGCGCACACGATCAAGGCCGGCACGACGCTCGACGGCATTTTCACCGCGATCCAGCTGCACAGCGGCACCATCATCGCCTACCGCAAATAACATGGAGGGGAGAGGACGATGAGCTTGCAGTATTTTCACAACAGTTTCACGACGACCGAAAAAGGCGTGATTGGCACGGTCACAAGCCTTGGCTCGTCCGTATTTTCCATGCTCCCCCACCTCGAAACCACCCTGCGTATCGGCGGACTGATCATTGGTATTTTAGTCGGGCTGGCCACGCTCATCAGCGTGCTGCACGACATTAGGAAGAAACGGAAGGAACTAAACAAATGAGAAACTGGAAAACTACGCTCCTCGGAGCGCTCACCATCATTGCGTCACTTAGCACCGCCGGCCGCGAATTTTTGGCCAACGGCTCGGTGCCGGATCTCGGACTCATCAGCGCTTCGCTGTTGGCTGGCTGGGGCTTAATCGCCGCCAAGGACAACAATGCACGCCTCTAAGTATATCGCCGCTGGCCTGCTGTTCGCCGCCTTTGCCCTCCTGGGCACGGGCTGCGTGACGGTGGGCTATGACTTCCTCAAGCAGCAAGCGACGGTAACCGTCAACCCCAGCACCAAAGGCTACAAAAAGTAACCCATGTGGACGTGGATCAAGAAAGTGTTTGGCAGCAAATCTGCGACTGGCCCAGCGCCAGCCTCGCCGAGCTGGCCCTACGCATCCACAACCGTCTCCACGTCCGCAAAGAGCACGCCAAACTACGACGAGCGCCGGGTGAGCACGCCGAACAAAAGCCAGTCGCCGATTACCCCGCAGGCGATTGTGCTGCACCACTCAAGCGGCAGCTACCTTGGTGGCGTTGACTGGATTATGAATCCGCAGAGCAAGGTCAGCTACCATGTGCTGATCGCCCGCGATGGGCGGCGCACGGTCTTTGGCGACGATACCGCCCGCATGTGGCACGCGGGCAAAAGCTCCTGGCTGGGACGGCCGGACCTTAACTCTTGGAGCCTTGGCGTTTCGTGGGAGGGCAACACCTACGACGACCCGCTTGAAGATGCGGCGATGGACAGTGCGATTGAATACCTCGTCCCGCGCATGAAGCAGTGGGGCATCCCCATGACGCGCGTGCTGACGCACGGCGACGTGGCGCCCGGGCGTAAGAACGACATTAGCCCCGCCGACGCGGCGCGGTTTAAAAGCAAATTGAAAGCTGCCCTCAACTAATGGCCCTTGAATCTCCAGTCCAACGTGATGGCGACGCCGGGTTCCTCGGCTTCGCCAGCCGGTTGAATCCCCTCACCCTGCCGGCGGGCATGTTGCAGGACAGCGTGAACATGCGCCTCGATCGTGGCGTGGCGCAGACGCGCAAAGGGGCGAAGCGGCTGGCAGATGCTATCTCAACGGCGGACGAGCCGCTGACGCTTTCGTTCAATCTCGCCGCGGACAAGGCGATCACCTCGATCACGTTTAGCAGCACAACGGCCACCGTGACCACGGCGGCGGCGCATGGCTACACCAACGGCCAGCTGGTGAATATCGCCGGCGCCACCGGCCCCGACGCCACGTTCTACAACGGCGACTTCGCTATCAGCAACGCCAGCGGCACGACCTTCGACTACACCATGACCAGCACCCCGGCGGCCAATGCCACCGGCACGCTGATTGCCAACGCGGGACCAGTGGTCAAAACGACCTACTCAGGCGGGATCTTCGGCGCGGGTGTCTTCGCTTCCCGCAACTACGACAACGCGAACGAGTATGTCGTGATGTGCGGTCCCGACAGCGCCTTCCTCTGGCGCAACAGCAGCCCCACCGACACCGTGGTGACAGTCGGCTATCCCAGCTCGCCGGACGAGACGATTGACCCGCAGGACAATGTCTCGGTAGTCCAGGCTTACGACCGCCTCTACATCCTCCGTGAAGCCCCGATTGATCCGGCCACGACGTTCAAGCAGCAGTTCACGAATGCCTCGGGCATCACCGTCAGCGGCACCACGGCCACGGTCAACGTGAATGCGCACGGTCTGAGCGCCGGTCAGCGCGTCCGCATCGAAGGGTCTTCCGTTGCCGCGTTCGACGGCCATGAGTTCGACATTCTGGCGACCAACCTCAACACCAACAGCTTTGAGATTACCGTTCCGAGCGGAACCGCCAACGACGTCTCGGCCAACATCAAAGTGCGCCGCGTCAAACCGCCGATTTACTGGACCGGAAGCGGCAGCTTTGTGCGCGCTGCCGGTGGCGTGCCCGCTGAGGGTCCGACCTATCGCAAGATGCGTTCGGTGGGTTGGGCCTCGTATATCCAGAACCGCCTCATCATCCCGGATGGGCGCGATCAGGTGGCTATCTCCGACTACCTCGACGCAGATTTATACGATCCTTTCTGGCAATCCTTCCGCACCGGCGCGGGCGGGGATGACTTTATTGTGGCGGTGCATCCGTGGGTGGAAGGGGCAGCGCTGGTGTTTTGCCGCAAGAGTATCTGGCTGGCCACGCTCGCCCAATTTCCCAGCACGGACGGCAGCTCCTTTGCCATCGACACCGCGGTGGCCAAGCTGGAACTCGTCACCGACGAGATTGGATGCAGCGCCCGCAACAGCATCGTGACGGCTGGGCGGTTTGTGTTCTTCTTAAGCGACGCTGGCGTGTATCGCCTCGACACCCAGCTCGACCTCAAGCTGCGCGGAGACACCCGCCCGCTGAGTGATCCAGTGGCTGACCTTTTCGAGCGCATCGACCAGTCGAAAGTGCAGCGGGCTTTTGGAATCTGGCACAGCAACCGCTACATTTTGGCCGTGCCGACGCTGGATTCGCCGGACGACACCAATGACCTCGTCGTGACCTGGAACGCGCTGAACGATCAGTGGGAGAGCCGCGACATTTACGGAATCGGCGTGGATGCGCTGGTGGTCGGCACTTACGACAACGTAAGGCGTATCTTCAACGTGCGCCGCAGCGGTAAGTTGTATCTGCTGGACGAAAATGCCAACGGCAAGGACGACGAGCCGACCGGCAGCCTGCAATCCCAAGTGACCGGAACAATCAAGACGCGGCGCTATGGCATGGGCACGATGAGCAGCAAGCGCTTTTTGCGGAGTTTGGCCGATGTGGTTCTGCCGGACGACGGCAGTATTGTGGTCAAAGCTAATCTCATCAACCCGGATGCCGAGATCACGCTGGTGCCCGGGCAGACCAATGACAGCGGCCTGGCAGAGGACTACACGCTGAAACAACCGATCCGCCGCAAGGCCCATGCCGCGGAGTTAATTTTCGAGACGACGGCCGAGCGGCCGGAAATACGCAATGTGAGCATCGAGGCGGCCTTGCAATCGCAGGTGCCCACGGAAACCAGAAACGCAGCATAACTTATGGCAACGATCACCAAAGGCAGAACATTTACGTCCGGGGAAACCGTGACGCCCGCAAAACTCAATGACGTCGTGGATCAAGCCACGGTGACGTTTAGCACGGCCGCGGACACCGACGATGCCACGCTGGAGATTAGCGGTAACAAGTTTCGCGTGAAAGACAGCGGGGTGACTTTGGCCAAGCTGGTCGCTGCCGTGCAGAACGCTTTAGTGCCGGCGGGTGCCGTGCAAGCCTTCGCCATGAACAGCGTCCCAAGCGGCTGGCTGTTTGCAAACGGCAGCAACGTCAGCCGCACAACCTATGCTGCACTCTTTGACGCCATCGGCACAACCTACGGCGCTGGCGACGGCACCACGACCTTTACGCTTCCCGACCTGCGCGGCTACTTTGTGCGCGGCAGCGGAACCAATGGCGACGGCACGGCGGCTGGAACCTTTGGAGCGAAGCAGGCGGATGATCTGAAGGCGCACACGCACGTTGTCGGCAGCCGCGTTAATGCGACTGCATTCGGCACGGGTATTGTGGCAGCATCGAACTCAGGAACGATCAACGGCAACGACAATTCGACACAATCAACCGGCGGCACGGAGACACGGCCGAAGAACATTGCGATGCTGTATTGCATCAAGTTTTAAGCATGACCCCTTGGCAAAAAGCACATCAGTGGTGGGACAAGCACTCGACGCAAGACTTTTGGGAGGCGGTCGGCGAGCACTTGTCGGCGGGGTATGTGTGGAACAGCCCGAGCTGCTTTATCTTGGCCAAATCCTGCCGGTGGAACGCAGAGGATCAACAGTTTGAACTCGGGGAGGCAAATTGCTGGTTCGTCACTTTGGCTGCTGGCGCTGCTGGCACAAACCCTGTGCGGGAGTGTCTGCGCGTGGCGCCGCA